ACAACCGCATATCCTCCTGCCCAAGCGACCAGATGGCTATACCTCGCAGCTTCCAGCGGTAAGCCGCTTCGTTGGCCCAGTATACAAGGCTGTCCACGTCCTGATAATACAGGATGGAAAAGCCGTCCGCGTCGCCGAGAAAGAGCCGGGATATCCAGATGTTGACGTCCTTCGGTATAATTTTTACTTCATAGTCATTGCCGCAGGAAAGCTCTAAAAGCTGCGAGTGGAAGAAATCATAGTCCAGCGATATATCCTCCGTTCTCGTGGCTGTTTCCTCCACGTCACTATTTACCGAAAACACCTGAAACTCCTCGTCCCAAGTGACGCCCGTGCGGGCAAGCCTGCCAAAGCTTGTTCTTGTGCCGTCCGGAAGCTCCACATCAAAGCGTTCATACGGCTCATAAACCCACGCGTCACCAAGACGCAGAAGCTCACATACTATCCGGCTGTCCGAGCGGATTCCGGCATAACCGCTTGCACTGCTTACAGCCGCTGTAAAGCGCAGGGTTGAGCTTGCGCCTGAATAGACCCTTACCGTATTGCCGCGTTTTTGCATCTCAATGGTGTACATGTTCGGGTTTGTGCGGATCTCGCTGTCCGGAGTCTTAGAAAAACTTGTGGAATAACTTCCAAGAAGGGAAGTGCCTTGGTACAGTTCGATCCTCTGCGTGTCGTAATTAAGGCAGCAGAAAATATCGCCGAGGAACACTCCCGCCCGGCCGCCGCCGTTTTGCGGGAAGGCCAGCCTTGCCCGGATATGGACGTCGGAAAAGCCGCCGTACTTCCATGCAAGCTCGCCATGCCCTTCAAGCTGGGAATAAGGGCGGCTTTCTGTGCTGTCCGGATCCTGCCACACGCTCCATTCACCGGAAAGGATAGTCCAGTAGCTTTCCGGAAGTATATTTCTGTCCCGGAAATCCTCGTACCATATGAGGGCCGAGTCGGGTTTCCGGCGCAGCATTTCAAATGTCAGCTTAAACCCCTTATCGGGAGACGCCATCACGCCGTTTACATCCTTAAACTGCCGGGGAGACAGCATATATACCGCCTCGCCCGCAAAAGGGTACTCTGCAAAATTGCTGCACACCTGAAATCCGTAAAATTGGACTCCTGGCACTCCTCCGCTGATGCTGACAGCGTGCGCACCTGTCGAAAGAAAGACACCTTTAGCAAGGGGCAGCCAGCAAAGCTTTCTCCAGTACGGCCACCACAGGCGGCTTTCGCTGAAGGTCTTCGCATTGCCGTCCAGGGAAACCACAATCGCGTTTTTATCCCAATAGGGAAAGCAAAGCCGGACGGCAATATCGTAATATCCCGCTTCCGGTATCTCGAACCGGTACTCCGCCGACGCCTCCGCATCGCCAAGTGAGGCCATACCCTCCGCCACAATGACATTTCCCTCATACTCGTCCGGAACGCCGTTTCTGTCAATATATACGGTCCCGAACTCTGTTTTCTGCTCCTTGCCGTAGCCTGTCAAATATCTCCGCCTGTTGTACACCCCCTTTTGCAGCGGGTATTCCCAGGATACGGCGTCCCAGCCCTCCATGTAGTCGTACACATGGGGCAGCGCCCACGGCACTTTGTTGTAGTCGTCCCAGTAGGCGACAATGGGAATGAACGGCTGGGGCGGCGCGTCGCCGGTAAAATTGTAAACCCCAGTCATCCAGTATTTGGCCGCATAGTAGGTGTTGGACACTCCGCGATAGGTGACTCCGAGGTTTTCCGGCGTGTCATGGATCCGCCAGTTCCAGCCGTAGGCAGGCAGCCCCATTAATATCTTGTCCGGCGACATAGCAGTAACAGCATAATCGTAGATGCCCTCCAGCCAATCCCGGGGAGATACTGGCCCAGGAGCGGAGCCTGCCCAAGCCATGCCGTAGCTCATAATGGCTGCAGTATCACAGTACGGATCGAGGTCTGAATATACGCACCAGTTCTCGCCGCCCACCGACCCCTGAACTCCGGTCATGCCCGGCAGGCAGATGTTGACAGATTTCTGCGGGTTATAGGCTTTTACGGTATTATAGATATCCCTGAACAGGGCATTTGCCGCATCCCTGTTTTCATATCCGCCGCCGCGCTCCATGTCGATGTCCACCCCGGCGCACCACGGATAATTGTTCATGATCCGCACGATCTCAGTAAGAAACTTATCCTTTGCACCGTTTTCATTATTGCGAAGCGCGGTAAAAACGGAGGCCGTCCCATGATTCATAATGGTCAGCAGCCACTTGATGTGCGGCCATTTCTGGATATATGGCAGCATGCTGCTGATGTTGGTGCCGGTTTCGGTGATTGTGCCTGTCGCGTCGACTTCAAAGGTAAAAATCCCCACCGTATCAAAGCGGTCGCCGTAGTCCCTGAGCGCTTCATACATTCTGGCATTGCCCATAAAGCTCCACACCATACACCGCTTGCCTTTCAGATAATCCCTCACAGGCGCTCACCCCCGTCCTGCATCTCTTGAAATTCAAAGAGCACCCGCGCCGATTTCCTCTCCTCCAACTTCACTGTATGCTTGCTGTCCCACGCCGCCGTATACTGATAAAACCCATCCTTATGAGCTGGGCTTCCGTTTTTCAGGCACTGGCGGGCAGACGCCAGCAGCGCCAGCTCATCGCCCGCATTCACCGGATCAAGAAACCTCGCCTTGTGCGCGCCGGGGCCATGCGATATCTCAATGCTGCCTGCCGCCATGTCCTGCACGGGATAGATATAGCAGTCAAGCCCTGTGGATGTTTTTCCCAGGTTGAATAAAATGATGGTCTCCGCTGTCCGCACCACACCGTTGTAATGGCGGGGCGGGACGGGCTCCCCGTTTTCCCGGAATTTCGCCAGCATACCGCTTGTGTGGATGGTATATCCCGTCAGCCGGTCTCCTTCCTGAAACTGCAGGTCGGTAAAATTGATAGTTCCGGTGCAGTCGGAAAGCTTAAGCGTCACAGTTACGCCCGCCACATGCTTGTCGCTTTTTATCTGTATGGTTTCCGCAAACCTTGAAAACTGCATCAGCATCACCTACCCGTCCAATGTCCACTGTATCTCGCATACATGGCCTACCCAGCCGGTGGCCACCGAGCCGCCCTGCAATAATAAGTCGGTGAAATACACCGTGCCCGTGCAGTCGGTGACGCACAGCCGGATGGTGATGGATTTTACCCTGCTCCCGCTTTTGGGGGAAATATTGTGCGCTGTCTGATTGAAATACGCCATATCCATCACCCTCAAATCAGGTCAATAAACCTTGTTTCAGTTGTGCCGTCCTCGTATTCAATGACCACTTCAACGCCCACCTGGCCGTTTTCGCCCTTTTGGAGGTTTTCGGAAGCGATCTGCGCAGAAAAGGTGTAGCTTTTGCGCGTTGCCGGGTATACCGTCTGAGACAGGCTCTTTGTCATGCCTAAAACGCCCTCCGCTTTAAAAGAAGCTGTTCCCGAAACGCCGTTCCCGGTATCCACCTCAAATCCGGAATTGACCCAGTAGGCAAAGCCGTCGTCCGCCCGGGAGTTGCGCAGATGGTTGAAGGGCACCATATCCTTGATCTCCTGGCGGTCGAGCAGGTCGGTTGAAGACAGCGCATCCGCCGCCTTGTCCCACTGCGCCGAAGAGTCGCCAAGCTCCCGAAGTTTGGTAGAAAGCTCGATCACCGTTTTCCAGGGCTCCTGCAGGTTGTACTGTCGCCGCACAACGCGGGTCTTGATGGAAAGGCCCAGTTCCTTATCGTCCACCGTCACAATGTCTCCCAGTTTCCACGCTTCATGCTCATAGCCGGTCAGCGCCGACAAGTCCATGGCCGACAGCACGTAGGAAACGCGGGGGCGCGAATATTCCGCAAGCCGCATCCTTGCATATTCCAGCATCTGATACGGATTGCCAAATGACGAACAGTCAAGCGTAGATACCCGCACCTCGCTGGAGAAGCTGTAATCCTCCACATACTCCTTGCCGCCGTTGATGGAAGCAAAGGTCATGCCGTCCTTCCCATAGGCATAAAGCCTTGTCACTAATTCCCGCGTATCGACCACCCGCTGGATGCTTTTCAGGTTCTTTCTATATGAAAACAGCGCCCCGCTGTCTGTGCCGCTGAA